TGTTACTGCCCGATGAAAAAGGTGTGTACTTTGCCAAATTCAATGTTGACGGCTTATTGCGTGGTGATTACCAAAGCCGCATGAACGGTTATGCAACAGCAAGACAGAACGGCTGGATGTCGGCGAATGATATACGAAGTCTTGAACAGCAGGATTTGATACCCGATGAGGAGGGCGGCAACCTCTACCTCATCAACGGCAATATGCTCCCATTAAAACAGGCAGGAGCTTTTTATCAAAATGGAAGGGAGGAAACTACTGATGAATAAGTTTTGGAATTGGAAGAACAGAAAAGTTCGCAACGATGCAGAGGAAGAAACCACGGAACGCATACTTGAACTTCGTGGCACTATCGCAGAGGAATCTTGGTACGCAGACGATGTGACACCTAAAATGTTCAAGGACGAACTGCTTTCCGGCAGCGGTGACATTACGGTTTATATCAACTCACCAGGCGGCGATTGTGTAGCAGCGGCACAGATATACAATATGCTGTCGGAATATCCCGGCAAGGTCACTGTCAAAATTGACGCTATTGCGGCATCTGCGGCAAGTGTTATCGCTATGGCAGGAGATACAGTCTTGATGTCCCCAACGGGAATCCTAATGATCCATAATCCCGCCACAATTGCATTCGGTGATCACAACGAAATGCAAAAAGCCATTGATATGCTTGCCGAAGTCAAGGAAAGCATCATCAATGCCTATCAGCTGAAAACAGGCTTGTCCCGTGCAAAGCTGTCAAAGCTGATGGAATCGGAAACATGGATGAATGCAAACAAGGCTATTGAACTCGGTTTTGCGGACGGTATTTTCGGCAAGAAACAAGATGATGAACAGGAAAATACACCCGATGAAGAGGAGCAAAGTACAGCGTCCTCTTTTTTATTTTCCCGAAAGACTGTCAACAGCAATCTGCTGAACAAGCTGACAAGGAAATCTGACGGGCACTCCGTAAAAGAGATATTTGACCGCTTGGATACCATCAAAAAATTCACTTAAGGAGGACTTTTACTATGACAGACAGAGAAAGATTTTTGAACACGGCGAAGGGCTATATCGGCACAAACGGCAATTTTGTCTGCAAAACCAACCTTGGACTTGGTGCAGTTTATGACTGGTGTGCGTTTGCAGTTTCAGCCATCATGAAAGACTGCGGCTTTATCGGCAAGTACATCAAGTCGGTCAACGGCGGTGCAGGTGATGTGCCGCGAACCTCGGACGGCAAGTACGGTGACTGGTTCAAGAAAGGCACGAAAGCACCACAGGCAGGCGATTTGTTCTTCATGCGTTACGCTGATTATCCCTATCAGGACAAGTATTTCTGCGACCATGTCGGCATCGTAGAAAGTGTGAACGGCAATGCCATCACGACACTTGAAGGCAATGTGGACGGCTACAGCTACAATTGGGCTGGCACATCTACTTTCAAGAGAAAAACAAGATACCTCAGTGACGGCACTGTATATGCTTTTTACCGTCCCAGATGGAGCGGAACAACATCAACTTCCGCTTCACAGACAAACGAGAAATCCGTGGATGAACTTGCGAAAGAGGTCATCGCAGGAAAATGGAGTGCCGGAGAGGAACGCAAGCAGAAACTCACTGCCGCAGGCTACAGCTATTCCGCAGTTCAAAACAGAGTGAACGAACTGCTTTCCGGCAAGACACCGCAGAAGTCTATTGACGAACTTGCCCGTGAGGTCATTCAGGGTAAATGGGGCAACGGCGAGGAACGCAGAAAGAAACTCACTGCCGCAGGGTATAACTATTCTGCCGTGCAGAACAGAGTAAACGAACTGATGAGATGAGGAGGAATTTGACATGACCATTATGCAGATGATTGAAAAAAGAAATCAGGCAATCGAGGCGGCTCGTGCTTTTGCGGCCGCCCACAAGAATGAAAACGGTGTCCTGAACGATGCAGACTATGCCGTCTATGAGGGTATGGAAAAGGACATTCAGGACATCTCCCGTGAGATCAGCCGTATGCAGAGAGAGGACGCTTTGGAGCAGGAACTTTCCAAGCCGATGAACACTCCGCTTACATCAAAGCCTTTCAAGGGTGAGATTGGCGGCACGGGCAGAGCAAGTGAGGATTACAAGAACGCAATGTTAGCGGCACTCCGCAGCAATTTCCGCAATGTGTCAAATGTTTTGCAGGAGGGCACGGACGCAGACGGCGGTTATCTCGTTCCCGAAGAGTACGACAAACGCATTATTGAGGTGCTGAACAGCGAAAACATCATGCGTACTCTCGGCACGAAAATCAAGACCGGCGGCGACCACAAAATCAATATTGCCGCCACCAAACCTGCGGCATCGTGGATTGAAGAAGGCGAACCGCTTGTCTGGGGCGATGCAACTTTTGACCAGATTTTGCTGGACGCACATAAACTCCATGTGGCTATCAAAATTACAGAAGAATTGCTGTACGACAACTCTTTCGGACTTGAAAGCTACATTACCACGCAGTTCGGCAGAGCACTTGCCAATGCGGAAGAAGACGCTTTCCTCAACGGCAACGGTCAGGGCAAGCCGACAGGTATTTTCGCAGCAACGGGCGGCGGCAAAGTGGCGGCAACGACCACTGCTCTCAAAGGTGATGACATCATTAACCTTGTGTATGCCCTGAAAAGACCTTACCGCAAAAAAGCGGCTTTCATCATGAATGACAAAATTCTGGCAACAGTCCGCACTCTCAAGGATTCGGACGGACAGTATCTGTGGCAGCAGTCGCTGAAAGACGGAGAACCCGAAAGACTCGCAGGCTATCCTGTTTATACTTCTGAGTATGCACCGACGGGTATGATTGCCTTTGGCGATTACAGCTACTACAACATCGGTGACAGAGGTACTCGTTCTTTCAAAAAGCTGACCGAACTTTTCGCAGGAAATGACATGGTTGGTTTTGTGGCAAAAGAGCGAGTTGACGGCAAACTGGTACTTCCAGAAGCCGTACAGATTCTGAAAATCACCGCAACCAAGAGCACCAAACCTTGATGAGGTGACGGCATGACAGTATCGGTCAAGGAAGTCAAAACTTTTCTGCGTGTCGACCATAACGAAGATGATACGCTTATCCGCAGTTATATCTATGCGGCCGAGTCGCTGTGTCTGGACGTTATGCGAACCGATGACAGAACCATGCTGAAATCTGAAAAGAACGCAAAAGTGGCTATCCTGTATGCTGTCGCCTATTTCTATGAACACCGTGAAGAAGCTGATTACAAGGCTTTGACCTTATCTCTCAGAGCCTTGCTTTTCGGCAGCCGGAGGGAGGAATTCTGATGGAGATAGCACTGCTGAATCAGCGTATTACTTTTCAGAGAAATGCCGTTCTGACTGACCCTATCGGCAACCATACGGGCAGTTGGAATGATGAATTTTCATGCTATGCAACGGTGGGCGGAGAAAGCGGCAGAAGCGGCAAAGAAACAGCTGTTGCGGGGACAACAGTAGAAGATGCGGATTGTACCTTTACCGTACGTTGGTGCGGACAGACGGCGAATGTCGTCACGACAAGCCATCGTATTTTGTTCAATGATGAAATTTACAACATTGTTGCTGTTGACCACATGAACTACAAAAAGAAGTGCATCAAGTTTCGATGCAGAAAGGCAAGGAGATAGCATGAGCAAGACGGTAAAGATTGACGACCTCGCCGATGAGGTTATGAAAGGTCTGACAGAATACTCGAATCTGGCAACTGCCGATATGAAAAAGGCTGTCAGAAAAGCCGGAAACGATGTGCGGAAAGAGATACAAGACACCGCGCCGAAAAAGACCGGTGCCTATGCGAAAAGCTGGGCAGTCAAGAAAACAAAGGAGTCCTCCGAAAAACTGGAAGTTACTGTTCATTCTAAAAACCGCTATCAGTTGGCACACCTTTTAGAGTTTGGTCATGCCAAGCGTGGCGGCGGCAGAACGAAAGCCCAGCCACATATTGCACCTGCCGAGGAACACGGCATCACGGCACTTGAAAAAGCCATCGAAAAAGCATTGAAAGGGTGACTGTATGGATAAGATTATTTCAATTCTGAATGAGATAGGACTGCCCTACGCTTGCGATCATTTCAGCGAGGGAGAAAGTCCTAATCCGCCTTTTATCTGCTATCTCCTGCCGGGCAGTGACAACTTTGCGGCAGACGGCAAAGTTTACTACAAAATAGATGACGTACACATTGAACTGTACACCGATTACAAAAACACGGAGCTTGAACTGAAAGTCGAGGAAGTGCTTGACCGCTATAACATCTTCTATGATAAATCCGAAGTGTGGATTGACAGTGAAAAGCTCTATGAAGTGCTTTACCAATTTGAAATGGAGGAAATCAACAATGCCGAATAAAAAGAACAAAGTCAAGTTCAATCTCTGCAATGTGCATTATGCCATTGTAAAACTGAACACGGACGGTACAGCGACTTTTGAAACACCCGTACCTATGCCCGGTGCGGTGTCGCTGTCGCTTGACCCAAACGGTGAGCCGAACAACTTCTATGCAGACGGGTACGCCTATTACACTATCAGCAATAACATGGGATATGATGGAGAGTTAGAATTGGCTCTTATTCCCGAAAGTTTCCGCAAGGATATTCTGAAAGAAACACTTGACAGCAACGGTGTGCTTATCGAAAATTCCAATGTGGAAACTGCCAACTTCGCACTGCTCTTCGAGTTTGACGGCGATGCGAAAAAAATCCGCCATGTCATGTATTACTGCTCTGCAAGCAGGCCAACCATTGAATCACAGACCAATGAGGACGAGATCGAGGTCAAGACGGAAAAGCTGTCCATCAAAGCAGCACCGCTTGGAAACGGTCTTGTCAAGGCAAAAACAGGTGACGACACGACAGATGCAGTGTATCTGAACTGGTACAGCGAAGTCTATCTGCCAAATGCAACGACAGGCGGCGAGCCTAATCCGTAAAAGTGGAGGGACACACAATGAGTTTAACACAGACAATAGAAATTGACGGTCAGCCGGTGAAATTCCGTGCATCAGCCGCCATTCCGAGAATATACAGACTGCGTTTCCACAGGGATATTTACAAGGACTTGTCGCTTTTGGAAAAGTCCGTCAGCAAGCAGGACGAGGACAACAGCGGTCTTGATTTGTTTTCTTTGGAGATGTTTGAAAACATTGCCTATATCATGGCGAAACACGCTGACCCCGATATTCCCGACACTCCCGAAGAATGGCTCGACAACTTCAACACCTTTTCTATATATCAGATTTTGCCGAAACTGATAGAGTTATGGGGCTTGAATGTCCAAACCGATGTACAGTCTAAAAAAAACTTAGACCGACTGACAGGGAAATGACAACACCGTTATTCCTGCTCCGCTGTGTACAGCTTGGCATATCAATTCGTGACCTTGATTTGCTTACAATAGGAATGGTTAATGATATGTACAGCGAGAGCAGGAACGATGAT